ACTTTCTTCATCTATCAAACCTCTTGTAAAGTACATCTTCAATTCTGCTTCACGGTGTGGAGGCCCCATCCTGTTCTTGATGAGTTTTGGTTTGATACCGACACCAATAACATCCTTACCAGCTTTGACCTTACCACCACTATACAACTTCATACGAACTGAAGAAAAGAATGGAATAGCCTTACCGCCTGGCGTTGTTGTATCGTCACCAAAGAATACACCAATCTTTTGTCTCACTTGATTTAGAAACACAAGAGCAACTCTTTGTTGACCAATAAAACGAATAGACTTTCTAAGACCTTGACCGATCATACGAGCGTGCATTCCAATCGTAGATTCACCGTATTCGTTTTGTAACTCAACATCAGTAGATGTGCCAGCTACACTATCCCACACTATACAACATAGTTTGTCGGGTTCGTTTTCTCTAATCTTACGAATAATATCTTCAATAGCTTGAAATACTTTTTCTACCGACTCTACTTGTATGTAAACAAGTGAACCTTCTGGATAA